GCTACTGGCATTTCATCCACGCTGTATGGACACCCACACCGCTCATGAGGCGGTTTTTTTATGCCTGGAGGAAAGCATGGGCGCAGCGCAACAGATCGAGATCCACGGCGAGAAGGGTGGCAGCAGCAAGCCGAAGTCGCCGGTCGAAGCCAGCGATAGCCTGCGCTCGACCAACCTTGCGAAATTGCTGATCGCCGTGGGCGAGGGCGAATTCGACAGCGTCCCGACCGATTACGAAATCTACCTGGACAACACACCGATCCGCGATGCCAGCGGCAACTACAACTTCCCGAACGTGAAGTGGGACTGGCGCCCAGGTTCAGTGGATCAGACTTACATCCCGGGCATCCCGTCCGTGGAAAACGAGACTTCGCTGAACATTGAGCTGCGCAGCGACGCACCTTGGGTGCGCTCGATCACCAACACCCAGCTTTCCGCCGTGCGCATGCGTTTGGCGTGGCCGGCGCTGCAACGCTCCGATGACCAGGGCAATGTCGGCGGCTACCGCATCGAATATGCCATCGACGTGGCCACCGACGGCGGCGCCTACCAGCAGGTGCTGGTGGACGCTGTCGACGGCAAGACCACCACACGCTACGAGCGCTCGCGCCGCATCGATTTGCCGGACGCGACCACCGGCTGGCAGATCCGCGTGCGCCGCCTGACGCCGAACCAGAACAGCAACAAGGTCGCCGACACCATGCTGGTGGCCGGTTACACCGAAGTGATCGACGCCAAGCTGCGCTACCCAAACACCGCGCTGCTCTACATCGAGTTCGACGCCGAGCAGTTCACCAACATCCCGGCGGTGACCGTGAAGTGCAAGGCCCGTCGCTGGATGGTGCCGAGCAACTACGACCCGATTCTGCGCACTTACAACGGGACGTGGGACGGCTCGATGAAATCGGCCTGGACGAACAACCCGGCGTGGATCACCTACGGCATCTGCACCGAAGACCGCTTCGGCCTGGGCAAGCGCATCAAGCCGTTCATGGTCGACAAATGGGAGTTGTACCGGATCGCCCAGTATTGCGACCAGCTCGTGCCGAATGGCCTCGGTGGTCAGGAACCGCGCTTCCTTTGCGACATGAACCTGCAGGGGAAGGCCGACGCCTGGTCGCTGCTGCGCGATATCTCGGCAATTTATCGGGGCATGACCTACTGGGCGCAGGGCCAGCTGGTGATGCAGGCCGACATGCCGCGTGCGCAGGACTTCGACTACGTCTTCACCCGGGCCAACGTGATCGACGGCAAATTCTCGTATGGCAGCGCCTCGGCGAAGACCCGGTACACCCGGGCGCTGGTCAGCTACGACAACCCGGCCAACAACTACGACACCGACGTCATTCCGTTTGCGGATCTGGATCTGCAGCGCCGTTACGGCGACCGGCCGACCGAACTGAGCGCCATTGGCTGCACCCGCGCATCCGAGGCCCAGCGCCGCGGCAAGTGGGCGATCTTGAGCAACAACCAAGACCGCACCGTGTCGTTCAAGACCGGTATGGAGGGCGTGATTCCGCTGCCGGGCCACATCATCCCGGTGGCGGATTCGTTGCTGGCCGGGCGGGAGATCGGCGGGCGGATCTCGTCAGCGGCTGGCCGCGTGGTGACGCTCGATCGCGGTACCCTGGCCAAGGCAGGAGATCGGTTGATCATCAATCTACCGGGCGGCCGCGCCGAGGGCCGCACCGTGCAGAGCGTCAACGGCCGTGCTGTGACCGTCACGGTCGCCTACAGCGAGCCGCCGGCCGCGCAACTGCAGTGGGCGCTCGACGCTGACGACCTGGCAATTCCGCTGTACCGCGTGTTGCGCACCAAGCGCACGACCGAAGGCGACTTCGAGATCAGCGCGCTGCAGTTCGAGCCGAGCAAGTTCGCGCACATCGACACTGGTGCGCGCCTGGAAGATCGGCCGATCAGTGTAATTCCGATCACCGTTGTTCCGGCTCCGGCGAGCGTGTCCCTCGCATCGACGTCGTCGGTGGTGCAGGGCCTGTCGGTGGCCACCATGACCATCAGCTGGCCCGCCGTGGATGGCGCAGTTGGCTATGACGTGGAATGGCGCAAGGACAGCGGCAACTGGATCAAGCTGCAACGTACCGGCATGACCAACGCGGACGTGGTCGGAATCTACGCTGGCGCCTACGTGGCCCGAGTCCGCGCGGTGAGTGCGTTCGACATCTCGTCGCAATGGCGCAACTCGATCCTGACCAACTTGAAAGGCAAAGAAGGTTTGCCGCCGGCGGTGTCGTTTCTGACACCGACCAGTCTCGTCTATGGCATCAGAATAGCGTGGGGCTTCCCGCCAGGCGCTGAGGACACTCAGCGCACTGAGATCTGGTACAGCAAAACGACCTCACGGAATGACGCAATCAAGCTGGGTGATTTTGCCTATCCGCAGGCTTCGCACGAGATGCAGGGCATTCTTGCGGGTGCAAGCTTCTTCTTCTGGGCGCGGCTGGTAGATCGAACCGGCAACGTTGGGCCTTGGTATCCGCAGGGTGTCGGCGTAAATGGTCAGGCCAGCTCGGACCAGGCGGAGTACGAGAAATATTTCTCGGGACAGATCGGCGAGTCTGCGCTTGGTAAGCACCTCGGCGATCGTATCAACCTCATTGACGGGCCGGATGACTTGCCAGGATCGGTCAACAACCGGATTCAGGTCGTGTCCGGTGAAGTGGGTGCGATATCGGAAAAGGTTGATGGGGTGTTTGCGAAGGTCAATCCGCCCTTGGCGGGTGAAACTGAAGGCTACGCGGGCTCGACTCAAGCCTTTGTTGGCGTTTGGTCATTGCAGTCTGCGGTGATCGAGGGCGACGTCGCCACCGGCAAACTTGTCGAAACCGTTCAGGTCGAGATGGGTAAGAACAGCGCCGCGATCCAGCAGGTCAGCCAAGCGCAGGTTGCCCTCGACGGAAAGGCGTCAACCATGTGGTCTGTGAAAATGCAGATCGACGCAAACGGGCGATATGTCGCTGCGGGTATCGGCTTGGGTATAGAGAACGGCCCGGCGGGTTTGCAGAGCCAGTTCCTGGTGAGTGCTGATCGGTTCGCTGTTGTGAACGGGTTGGGCGGTAGTCCCACTGCGCCGTTTGTGGTGCAAAACGGGCAAGTGTTCATCAACCAAGCATTCATCAACCAAGCATTCATCAAGGAGTTGATACTGGGGATGACGCTCAAATCGGCCGCTCTGAACAACCAAGGGCTGCCGCTCTTGGAGATCAACATCCCGGCAGGCACGTTCACCCTGCGCGGTCAATCCAGCACCGGTTATACGCTGCTCAACAACAACGGTATCTACGTTTACGACCTGAACTACATCGAGCGCGCGGCTCTCGGGAAGATGACTTAATGGATTATTACGGTGCCAGAACGAAAAACGCCGCGGGCGTGGTAACGCTTGAATCTTCGATCATGACAATTCGGTCGATCATCACAAGGCAAGTCACCGTCCCACCCATCACCAGCGACTTCACCAGCTATCTCGCCATGCCCGAAATCACCGCACAGTCGTTCGTGTGCGTGACGCTGCCCGATCCGACCAATGAAAACGCTGTACTGCCGGCTGTGTTCTGGTCGACGGGACAGCTTCGGGTTCGGCGCGGCGCAGGTTTGCTGCTTAACGTTTTCATCCTAACCTACCAATAGGGGCCGGCATGGACTATGGATTCAGGTCCCGAAATGGGCAGAACTTCTTTCAGATCGACAGTGATAATAGGGTGCTGAACGTGGCCGCTTCCGGCAACTACACGATCGGAAAGCCGCCTACCGCACCGGTAACCATCACCCAGGCCGTGATCAACTACCCGTCGCCCATAACCACAGCTGAAGCGCCGCACGTTTTTCTGAATCCTTACAACCAAGGCATGTACCACTCGTTGGTACAAATGGGCGGACCAGGAAACTGGACTGGCTTCTCTTTCAAGCTGCATCTGATCGCTCCGTTCAACAGCTCTGACTGTAGCGGCCGATGGCTGGTCGCAACGTTTCGCTCGACAGCTGCACCGAGCGAATACGACCTGCGACTGCGCAACGCGGCCAATGAGCAAATTTTTGTGGGTGCGGACAACCTGTTGATAATGACTGGCTTGCCTTTAAACGAAGGCTGGTCGCTGGACAATCGCGGCGGAGAAGTTTCCGGGATTTACTGGAGCGGTTGCCAGATGCCGTGGACGGGCTCCTATGACGATTATTTTCTGGCCTCCACTTTGCTCGGCGGAAAGATCTACAACGGCAACACGACGCTTCAGGCGCCGTGTGGCTTCCACGCCAGCTTGCGCACAACGCTGAATGGCTATGTGGGCGCAATGGTGAGTTCCGAAGGTGGTACCGCGAAGAACGGCAGAACCACTTTTGCAGCTCGACCTATGCGACCGCTTTAGCGGCTACTCCTCACAAAAACCCGCCAGGCGGGTTTTTTATTGACCAAAA